ATGTAGGTCTCCAGGATGGTCGGTTCCTCGGGCGGGTCGATGACGACCACGGGGCCGGGGTAGTCCGGGTATACGATGCCCGTCGGGCGCGGATCGGTCGGCGTGCCCCAGCCCCAGGGCATGCTCCGCATCTGGTCGATGATGCGCGCCGGGGTGAAGCGCACCACCGCGCCGCTGTCGCGCGTCTGGATCGAATGCACCGGCGGCATGTAGCGGAAGTCGAAGAACGCCATGGGCAGGCTGCTGGGCGTGTAGCGGGCGCCGCCGAAACTGAACTCCAGCACCCCGCTCGGCACGTACAGGCTGCCCAGCAGTTCGCTTTCTGCATCCCGTGTCGGACCGAACTCGTCGCAGCGGTTCCAGTTTGGCGCCTGGCCCGTGTCCTTCCACGGCGGCGCCGGCCGGTAGATCAGCCGCAGACGGACGTCTTGCTGCTGCACGCGGCGCGACCAGGCCAGCCAGGCCCCGGAGTCACGAACTGGAACGGCGCCCCAGCCCGAGCCCTCGGCGGCGTCAAGGGCCTGGCCCTGCCCCCAGGCGCCGGCGGCCCCTGCATCGGCGGCGGCCACTTCGCCCCAGCCCGAGCCGGCCTGATCATCAATCTGACCACCGACGCCCCAGCCGGAAACGGCGCCGCCCTCCTTCGCCGGCACGGTGGACCAGCGCACAAGGCGCGCAGGATCCCCAAGGCGCCTGGCGGGCTGCCAGGCGCACGTCGTGTCGTGTGTCAGCATCAGGTCATCTCGATAGGTAAAGGCCCAAGACCTAGTGGCAGGTAGTAGCGCACGGCCTGCAGGCGCGCGGTGCCGATCAGACGCGACGGATTTTCGCCCTGGATCGGCCACCACGCCGGCTCCTCGGCCGGCAGGTTGCCGGCTTCGGTTACCTGGTACAGCCAGCCCTCCATGACCGTTGGCCGTACCCGTTGGCCGACTTCCACCGCCTTTCCCGGCTCGAACAGTTCGCCCCAGTCGTCCATGCCCAGGGCATACCAGGTGCCTGCGTCAGTGACCTCCAGGTCCACGTCCTGCAGCGCCTCCTCGGCGGTGAAGCCGGCGCCGGCGACACGCCACTGCCCGTCGGCCTGCCGCTCAACTACCACCACCTCGCGGATCCGCCGCACGCCGTCAACGCGCGCGCCGGCCGGGATCTTGGCCGGCCGAGTGATCACCCCACCGCCCTGCCCCTCGGTGAGGTTGTAGGAGAGCGAGGTAGTGGAGGCATCGAGGATCGGCCAGCGCAGCAGGCCCAGCCGCGGTGAGCCGCGGTCGGTGACCTGCACGAGGAACTGACCGCGCAGCAGCTCGGTCTTGAACCGCTGCACCTGCGGCTCCGCAGTCACCCGGAAGAATCCAATGGCTGCAGAGCCCACCGGCTCATCCCCCACGAACAACGTGGCGAGCTTCGGGTCAGCTGTCGCCTCACCCTCCCGAAAGACCTGCAGAGACAGAGCCTGTAGCACTGGTATCCCCTGCTTGTCTGGCAGCACAGTAAGGCGCGACGCTCCAGCGGCCATGCCGAGTGAAGGGGTGTAGAAGCCACGCTGCAGGATCGGCATCTTCGCAACAGCAAAGGCAAAGTCCATCACCAGGCCCCCGGATCATCCGTTACGAACAGCAGCCCGTATGGGCAAGGGATCGGCCACACGTTGTAGCCATTCACTACCTTGGGCGACCTCCATGCTTCCAGCGTTGGAGTAAACCCCAGCGCAGCCATAATCCCTCCCGGCTCATAGTGCCCAATGATGTTGTCATAGAGGACGCCCGGTACCAGCCCCACATACGACGCGCCATACACCAGATGCAGTGGGTTCAGCCGCAGCACCGGGGGGAGCGCCGGAGGCACCGGCGATAAATATGTTGAAATATTCTGGAGCATTCCCGGGTTGCCGCTCACCACCAGTCCAGCGCCGCTGATTACGGCGCCGGTCAGTGGGTCGCGCAACGCCGTGTAACCTACGTCGAAGGTCGTGTTATCGAGGCTCGACGTCCAGGTCAAGGCTCTACTGGCCCCGCTCAAGGCGAACATGTTTTGCACGCCCGACAGGTCCGAATACAACTTTGCCGAACCGCAGAAGAAGGTCAGGCTGCTCGTGTTAGATGTCTCGGAAACCGCATCGGTGAATCGGACCTGGAGAACAAACGCATCTGCGGTGGCTGCTAGGAGCCAACCGCGGATGGGATCGCTATCACGGAACGAAATCCAGTGCCGGTTACCCTCGGTCGGGTTACTGCTCGCGGAATACAGCAGGGAGCGCAAGTTTTGCCCAGTTGGAGGAGAACTCGCCCCGGAGGTCATTACCTCCATCAGGTATATCATCAGCCCTCCAGCAGCGGTCCGGGTGAAATTCACCGCTCCGCCGGAAGGCCTAGATAACGTGAACCCATTGGAGATGTTCTGCGCAACCGACCAACCCGCCGCCGCCTTCCCGGAATAGCCATTCACCAGGCACGGCACCAGGATCTGCAGCAGCTTGGCCAGGTTGCTGCCGGTCAGGTTCAACCCTGGACCGGCAGCGTCGTGGTGGGTATAGATAGTGACTGCCATCAGTCAGCGTCTCCTCGAATCTGCAGTGCGAACTTGTCATCGGTCACCGTGCCCTGGCCGCTCTGGATGGTGCGAACGATCCACAGCGGGCCCAGGCAACTGTCGGTGTTGAAGCGCACGGCGTTCGCCGCGGCCCAGCCACTGCCCCAGCCGGCGGCGCGAATGGTGAAATACGGCGTGTTGGTTTCCGGGTTGATCGGCGAGCAGTCCTGCGCGGTCGAGCCGGTGGCGATCACCCCCAGCTTCTCCTCCACCACCTGGAAGCTGGTCGCGGCGGTGAACACCAGCGCCCACTTGCCATCGATGGCGCCCATATTCGCGATGATCGGCGGGTAGCTCAGGAGGTTGTACTGCGCGGTCGTGGTCTCCCCAATCGGAGCATCCGTCCAGTTCGGCGCACCGCTATTCCACGCTCGTTGCGTGAACCAGTGGTGGTAGCGCGCCTGCAGGTCGCCCCAACTGACTGCACTGCTCACCGTCGCCTCGCCCGCCGGCAGGTCCCACGGCATCGGCGAGGCCAGGCCGAGCTGGCCACTAATCTGCACTTCGGTGCACAGCGTCATGTGCTCGACGCGGTCGCGCACCACCAGGGGCAGCGTCAACGGGTTGCCCTCTGCATCCTGCAGCACCAGGGGATTGCCCCAGGTCACCCGGCCCAGTTCGCGGCTCACCGTGTAGCTGGCCGGCCGCAGCGCCACGCCGTTGGCGTCCGTCACCTCGATGGCGGCCTGCTGCTGGCGGGCCAACTGCAGCACACCACCAGGTTGCGGATCCGCCACCGAGGTCTCCTTCACGTGGCGGATCACCAGCACGTCGGCCTCACGGTACTGCGGCACACGTCCGTCTGCCGGCAGCCGCACGGGGTCGAGGCCGATCAGGCTGGCGTCCAGAGGCAGCGTGGAATACACAACAGCGTTGTAGCGCAGCAGGATCGGGATCACCGGGATGTCGCTCGCGCCGGTCGAGTCGTCCAGATTGCTGGTGAACCGCAGCCGGACGATTCCGGTGGTCACGTCGACCGAGCCCTTGATGACCGCTCCGGCGAATACGCCGTTGGCGTCAGCCGTCGCCGTCACCACCTGGGCGTTGTCCACCCGTACTGCGGTGACCTGCAGGCTGCCCACGCGCAGCGGCGCCCCCTGGGTACGGAACGTCATGGCGTTCACGGCGAAGCCGGCGTTCGTCGTCAGGCACGCCTGCAGAGTGACCACCGGTGATGCGCCAGACGGGTAGTAGCTAAGTGTCGCGGTGCGCCCGGCGTAGTCCACAGAACCGACCGCGCCGCCGGCATTGGTAGTGCTGTTGACGTTCTTGTAGAGCACGCCCGAGCGATCCACATAGGTCTCACCAGCGAAGGTGAACACCAGCGAGCCCGGCAGGATCGACTCCGACACGCCCGGCAGCAGGTCCAGCGTCAGCGGGACCACAGCCTGGGTGTCGGTCTGGTCGCCGTAGGTCTCGCTGTTCGACTGCGCGCGGATCGTCAGCGTGCCGCCGAACGACTCCATCTCGCTGCGGTCGGTGCTGACCAGTTCGATGGTATCCGGGTTGAAGCCATGCTTCTCGGTGGCGTATGCGAACTCCTTGTAGGTGTAGGTCCGCGCAACCTGGAGCGAGCAGGCGCCGGTCGAGTAGTTGATGCTCCCGCTCCGGCCTCCGCCCCATCCGCCGGCGGTGTTGTCGCTCACCGCGTTGTTGACAAGGACATCTGATTCGTACACCGGCAGGGAATTACCGCTCTCCAGCACGCCGTGGTCGATGGCCGGAACGGCTTGCCTCTGTTTCGTGATCCAACTGATCTGCACCGTGCCAGGCTTCAGCGGCGCGCCCGGGATGGTGAAGGTGGCCATGCCGGTGCCGTCCGAGGTCACGGCGAGCGGAGTGTCGGTGAAAGCGCCTTGCTGGTACGTGTGGGTGATCGCCGTCCCGGCATCCGGGGTGGCGGCCAGTTCCATGCTCACGGTGCCGGCGGCGTAGTTGATGACGCCGCTGCCGCCGTTGCCGGAGAGGGTTCCGTTGCCGTTGTCGCCGATGGTCTTGGTCACCCCGCCGACCGCGAACGTCGCCGAGTACGAGCCCGGCAGCAGGCCCTGGTGGGGCAGCGCGCGGCTGACCTTGGCCTTGGCCTGGATGCTGCTACCGGTGCGCTGGGTGAACGCGGCGCTGTTCTGCCCGACATAAGCCCAGATCACGCTGCTGTCCACGTCCGGCAGAGCCGCCAGCGTCAGCGATACCGAGCCGGTGGAGAAGACGATGGTGCCGGTGCCCTCCCCCACCAGCTCGCCGTTGCCCTGGTCGCGCAGGGTCTGCCATTTCCCCAGGGCCATGTAGGACACTTCCAGCGTACCGGGCATCGGCGGTGCATCGGACAGGCTCAGGGTGTACACGTAGCCACGGTTTGCGAGACCGATGGGGATCTCACCGGTTATGGTCTCCCCGGTGGCCGCGGCGCCTGGCTGGTGGCTGGCGGTGGCCGCGCCGGTGTAGCCAGCACCGGTGCGCACAAGGTTGATCTCGCCAGTTTCGTAGTCCACGGTCCCGCTGGTGATCCAGTTGCTGCCGGACACGTAGCGCAGCTTGCCGGTGCTGTCGTCAGCGAACGTACCGCCGTTGACGTTGAGCGTCAGCGAGCCGGGCGAGCAGCCGGTGCCGAGGAACGTCCGCGACTGGCCGCCGCCGACCAGGGCGAAGGTGAGGTTGACCGCTCGGGCCGGGCCGGTGGCCAGCACCAGGCGCCGCTGATAGCCGGCCAGTTGGTCGATCAGGGAATTCTCCCGCGTGCTGCTGGGAACCAGTTGGGCATAGACCGATGCGACCTTCAGGCTCAGCGCCCCCTCGGCCACCGCCTCAGCCAATGGGCTGATGCCGTAGTAGTGGGCAGCATCGGCCACCTGAGTCGTCAGCACGCTGGATTTCGTGCCGCCGGAACCTGCGGGCATCACCGTCCCGGCCGGCGTCGGAATGCCGCCCGGGAACGTATTCAGCAGCGGTGAGCTGATCGACATGTCGAGCCGGCGCCGACTGAAATTCACGAAGTTTCCATTGCCATAGTCGTATGTGTACGACTCGATGCGGGCGTCCACGTTGGTGATCCGCACGTATTGCGAGAGCGAACCATTCACCAGCTGGTACACCTCCCCGATCTCCGGCAGGCGCTGCTCTTCGCGCTGGATACAAGCGATGGCGCGCTGGCCCTGCAGCTGATTGCCGAGCAGTTCGAACGGCGCGGCCACGGCCGACACGACGAATGATTCGATGGCGTTGCGCGCATCGGAACGCTCGTCCGTCTGGCTGCCGGTGTTGAACAGCAACACCGAGACGCGCGGATCCTCCGGCGACTGGGTCAGGATCGCGTGCGCGCCGAGATAGGGATCGGAATTCTGCGAGACCACCCCGGCGAAGACCTTCCGCAGGTTGATCCGGCCAATTGTGCGATCCAGGCGAGAGATGTCCGGGAAGAGGTTGTTGACCTCGCTGTCGACCACCGCCTGGCCGGTCGCCCGGCCGCCGCCGTCGTCCTCGTCGGTGAGCCGTTGCGATTTGAGCAGCTTGATGTCGTTGATGCTGATGGCCATGTGTGCTCCAGCGAAATGAAAAACCCCGCCGAAGCGGGGTTGATGTCAGGGGGATTCAGGGGGCGGCGGCGCCACCGTGATCAGGCGCAGGGTGATTTCGTAGTCCTCGGCGGGCCCAGGGTTCACCGTGCGGTGCACCTGGGAGGCCTCCAGCGGAGCCTGGCCGTTGGCCCGGTTCCACGTCACCGAGAACTCCCGGCCGTCCGGCAGCACCAGGTCCATGACCTTCAGCCGCTGGTCGCGCAGCGCCTCCAGTTGCCGCACCACCGACAGGGGCGTCCAGGCCCCGCCATTGGCCTGCAGGGTGATCGGCCTACCGTGCAGCTTGGTGCCCTCCTGCACCAAGAGCGCGCCGGTGATGGAGCGTTCCTGCTCCTGCGCCACCGCGTCCCAGGCGAACTCATCGGTCCATTCGAGCTGGTCATCCAGTTCGATGCTGTCGAGCATCATCAGCTTGTCCTCATGGCAGCCAGGCCGAGCACGTCGAGCAGCTTGCTACCGTCATCGTCGACGCCGACGTCGACGCTCCGGCCCCGGACCTCGAGGCGGATCGTCTTCATCGGCTGGGAAGGTGTTGCAGCAGCAGGCGTCGCCGAGGCCGGCGCGGGCGCCTGGGCCTGGGCAGCGTTCTGGGCATCGACGCGCGCCTGCTGGTCCGCCAGCTGACGCTTGGCGTCGGTCTCGGCCTGGATCTGCTGCAGAGTCGTCAGCGCCTGCATCAGGTTCTGCACAGCGTTGAGGTCACCAGCCTTCTGTGCGTCGGCCAATTGCGCCTGCAGGTCCTGCTTGCGACTGTTGAACTTGCTACGGTCCACTGCTTCCTGCTCGCCGCGCAGGCCCGCCAGTTCCTCCCGCAGGCTCGCCAGGGTGTCGCGCGAGCCCTCGGACAACTGCTGCATCCGCTGCTTGGCCGAGTCGATGGTGCTTTCCAGCTGCCGCAGGTCGGAGTCGTTCAGCAGGCTCATGCCATTGCGCGCTGCCTTCGCCTCCTCCAGGAACTCGCGCACGGTGATCGTGCCCGCGTCGTAGCCATCGAGCAGGCTCAGCAGTTGCCGCTTCTGCTCCAAGTACGAGACCGCCACGCGGTCGCTGTCGGCCTTCATGGACAAGGCCCACTTCCCGAGGCCGGAAACGCCAGGCATCGAGGCGGCGGCGTCGACCTTGCCCATCTCCTCGCGCATGCGCTGTAGCGACTCAGTGGTGCTCTCCAGCGAGGAGGTGTCTATCTGCGGCGCCGCACTGGATAGGCCGCGCAACTGGTCGAAGGCCGCCAGCGCCTCGGCGCTGAGCTGGGCCAGCGGTGCGCGGGTGGAACTGATCACGCCGGAGAAGAAGTTAGCGAAGTCGGACATGTCGTCCTTCGCGAACCCCACCGACTTGCGCTCGGCCTCCATGGCTTCGCCAATGGCCTTGCGCTGCTCCTCCAGGGACTGGGTGGCCTTGTCCGTCGAATCTGCAAAGGCGTCCATGCCCTGGGCGCCGGTGACGCCTGCTGCCTTCATCTCGGCGATCTTCTCGCTGAGCTCCTTCTGCGAGCGGTTGAACTCGTCCGCCTTGATCTTGCCATCGTTGTACAGCTTGTTCAGCGCGGTGCGGATGTTCGAGATATCCGCCGAGGTCCTGGCATTGGCGATGGCGTCCTGCACATCCTTCAGCGACTCCAGGCCAGTGCTCAGGTCAGAGACACCAAGGGCAGCGCCGCCGGCCGCCTTCTGCAACTCCTTCAACTTGGCGTTGAGCACCCCTGCGCCGTTGGCATACTCCTGCTGGCTGAGCGCGCCCTGCTGGTAGGCCTTGCGCATTTCCTCCTGCAGCTTGGTCAGTTGGCCCGCCGTGGTGGCCGTGCTGATCTGATCGAGGGCGTTCTGCAGGCTGGTGACAGCCTGGACCGCCTGGACGCTGGCGTCCTGCGCGCTGGCCTTCAGGTTCTCGAAGTGTTCGGTGATGACCTGGCTCTGCTCACCGGCCGCGCTCGACGTGTCCTTGGCGCTGGTGTCCCAGGCGGCCGCAATGTCTTTGGCATCTTGCTCGACCTGAGCCTTGAATCCCGCCGTCAACCCATCCAGGACCTCCCGGGCTTGCGCTGCGGAAGCCTTGAGTTTCTCGCCGCCAAACAGAGAGGGCACCTTGTCGGCGACCGCCTCGATTGCACCCAGCATTTCGCTGAGCTTGTTGGTAACCGCCGCAGCCGCCAGCGAAAGACCAGCAGTCAAGCCATTGAACAGCGTGCGGAAGGGCGCGATAAACAACTGCACCCGGGTGGTCATCTGGTCGATTTCCGACCGGAACCCACTGAGCCAGGTCGAGGTGTTGTCGACCAGCGCCTTGAAGTCCACCTCCCCAAGGCGCTTCACGAAGTCGCCAACCCACTCGGCGCCTTGCACGAAGGCATCCGACAGCCCCTTGGCCAACTTGTCCAGGCGGCCGTCAGCATCCATCTGCGCGATGGTGTCGGCCAGGGCCTGCAGCTTGCCCTTGACGTAGTCCAGCGCTCCGGCGTTGGCAATGCGATTAAGGAAGTTGGTGGCGGTGTCTTGCAGGTTGCTGATCAGCCCGCTCAGGCGGCTCATATTCGCCGCAGCGGCCCCGCCCGAGGTGCGGCCCATTTCGTCGATCAGGGCCTTGATCACGTCGCGACCGAGCTTGCCCTTGCTCGCCAGCTCCTGTAGTTGCTCGACGTTCTTCCCGGTGACGTTGGACAGCATGTCCCACACCGGAACGCCGCGCTCGACGAGCTGCAGGATTTCCTCGGTCTGCAACTTCTGCTTGGCCCAAGCCTGGCCGACCGCCGTAGCGATTCCCTCCAGGCGCTCCATTCCTCCGCCCAGCTTCTCGGACTGATCCTCCAAGGCCTTGAAGGTCCCGTCCATCGGATCGATGCCGTATGCCTTCAGCAACGCAAAGGCGTCGGTGACCTCCTGCAGTTGCAGGGGGGTGTCCTTGGCGAACTTGGTGATCCAGGCCGCAGCCTCCTGCCCTTTCTCCACCGAGCCCATCAGCGACGTCAGGCGAGTCTGCAAGCCCTCAAACTCGTCACCGGTCTTGAGCATCGAGACGATGCCGTCGCGCACCGCGCCGATGCCACGCCCGATCAGGTCGAAGGCAGCATTGATCCCCACGAAGGCCGCCGCATATCCAACGGCCTGGCGAACGCCAGCGGCCATCGCCGAGCGAAGCGCATCCACGCGCGAAACGTGGTTGGCGGCCTCACGCGCCGCGCGGGCCTGGTCGCGCTCCAGATCACGCAGTTCCTTGGCGTTCTGGCTGATCGCCTCCTTGGTGCGCGTGACCTCGGCCGCCAGACGCCGCTCTTCGTCGGCCAGCTTGTCGGTATCGATGCCGGCAGCCCGGGCGGCCTGTTGCTGATCGGCCAGCTTGGCGTTGAGGGTATCGAGGGTTCGGCGCAGGGTAGCCGCATCCTTCTCGGCAGCCTTCAGCGCAACTTCCAACCCCTTATTGCCGGGCTCCTTGTTCAGTGCCTCGCGCAGGTCGCCAACATACTTTTCAGCGCGATTCAGCGAGGTCGTGGTGATGTCTACGGCGCGCTGGGTGCTGGTCAGGCTGTTGATCAGGCCGCGCGCACCCTTAGCGTCGTCCAGGGCCTGGTTGAGCTGGTTAGCCTTGGCGCGCAGCGCCTCCAGCGCCTCGGCGGTTTGCTGGGCAACAGGAGACATCTCGTCCTTGCCGCGCAGAACGAACTGAATCAGGCGTTGGACTGGATTGGCCATGGATATCCTCGGGCAAGAAAAAGCCCGCCAGATGGCGGGCCGATATCATTCAAAATCACGGAAGCCCAAGCGGGCGCTGATCCAGAAGAACAGAGGGATAAACACAAACCACGCCAGCAACAGCAACAGCAGCCAGGTGCCGACATAGAACAGCCATTCAGTGCTCAAGGCCGGCACGGTTATCATCCTCGGCACAACTCGCGAACCGGAGCCAAGGGCGAAGATGAAAAAGAAAAAAACATGGAAGGAAGAGTACTTGCGCATTCTGCTCAACGGCCCCGCTGATACTGATGATTACCCTCTAGCCGCCGAGCTGCTCGACGAGAAGTTGGCCAAGGGCACCTACCTGCCCAACCACAGAGCGCCCTCCCAGATCACCAACCTCCAGTGGCGCGGCGTCAATACCAATGGCCGGATATTCGCCGACGAACTCGAAGATAAGATCCGGCGGAGCAAATGGTGGTACCGGGCCTGGCTGGCTCTGGGCAGCATCTTCTGGTGGTTCCTGGGCTACTGCACCGAATCGATCCTCGATTACGGCAAGGCAGTGCTCTTCGGCGGATGAGGCCATCCATGGCCAGGCCGACTTAGGCCGCGAGGTCCATCTGCAGGAACTTCGAGATGTCGCCAGCGACGACGGTCGGATCGGCGAGCAGCTCGATGGGGCCGGTCAGCTTCAGGTAGTCCTGGCCCAGGATGGGCATTTCCTGGAGCAGGCCGAACTTGGCGCGGCGAATGCGCAGCGCGTAGGGCTCGCCCGACTGCGCGTCGTTCAGGCCGGCAATGAAGATCTCGAACTCCTTTTCCGAGCTGTTGAGCATCTGCACAGCCGAGCTCTTGCGCGGGGTGTAGTCGATCAGCACGCCGGTCTCGTCGATGGTGGTGCCGGACAGCACCTGGATGCCGTGAGGCGTCAGCAGGTAGTCGGTGCCGGCCACCAGGGGATCGCCGCCGGCACTCTTGACGGCGACAGTTTTCGTCAGGTCCGGCAGGTACTTGAACGGGATCAGTTCGAAGGCCACACCAGCGGAGGTGTGGGCCTCGCCGGTGATCGCCGCAGTGGGCGCCACGGTGATGGTGCCGCGGCTAACCGCTGCCACGTTCTCCGGGGTGAGGTCGTAGAGGCCGATGGAGCCGGTCACGTCAGTGGGACGGGTGCGCACGTTGCGGTTGCCGCCGCCGCCCATGTAGTTCGGCAGGGCCTTGCGGTCGGTGGCATAACTGACGCTGAAGGTGTCGCAGTTGCCGAAGGGCAACAGCGCGTCCTGCGAGCCATACAGGCGGGCGAAGGGCTGGCCCTCGCCGATGAAAGAACGATCAATAGGCTGGAGCATGTAGGTCTCCTCGGGGGATGCCGGCGCTTACTTGGCGCCGCTGGGGTCGGTGGACGGCGCAGGGGCGGGCGCGGCGGACTGGGCGGCGACCTTCTCGGCCTTGGGCTTGGGGGCAAAGTCGTTGGCCCAGGCGTGTTCGGCGACGGCCTGGGAAACCTCGACGGGCTCGGTGCTCTTGGCGTAGTGCGTCGGCTGGCCCGCTTCGCGATAGATGAAGGCCTTGTCGATCTTGATCTTGGGCATGGCGCCCTCCTGAAATGAGAAGGCCGCCCTGAGGCGGCCTGGATGGTCGGTTACAGCAACTGGCTGTAGGAGAAGGTGATGGGGATGACACGATAGGCCCAGCGCCGGCCGGGCTCGGGTAAACGCACAGCGGAAGCTGGGAAGCTGGCCTTGATCAGGCCCTTCACCTCGATTCCAGCCTTGAGGCCCTTCAGGGCCCGCTTGATGGCCAGCCGCGCAGTACGCAGTTGGCCTGGCGCGTCGGGACCACGGCACAACGCAACGACATTGACCGTCCAGTCCTCCACCATCGTGCTGCCCTGGCGGCTCCCTTCGACGGTGTCGCCTTCCTGCAGGACGATCAGTTGGCTGGGCAGTTCCTCATCTTCAGCATCGAGGATGCCTGCCACTGAGTCTTCCATGACCTGGCCGCCGAACACCGGCACGCCGGCGAGACGCTCCTGCAACTGGCCCATGATCTCGGCCTGAACATCGATTACGTCATTCATGCGGGCACCACGTAGAAGGTGATCCAGTCCCCATCGTCGGCATGGATGCCATCGATGGCCCAGGCCTCACCGTCCTCGTCCAGGAACGAGCCCTTACGGTCGAGACGGGGCAGTTGGTTCCGCCGCACTTCCATGGTCCGCACCCGTTCCAAGCCGGGGTTGTCGGTGCGCTCCACGCCCTTCTCGACGATGACTGGCAGGGCTCCGGCCAGCTCCACTCCACTGCGGTCGCGATAGGACGCCAGACCATCGCCGAGCGTCTCGGCAATGGTCCCGTCCATGTCGTCGACCAGGTCGACGAAGCCGGCCATGGTCAGATGGTCAGGTGAATAACGGAGCGCGGACGGGTGCACAGGTGCAGCGGGTTGGATTGCACCTCGCCGTCAACACCTTTACCCATGCGCATGTTTTCCAGCTTGCCGTAGTACGGGAGCCCCAAGGTGTTGACGGTCTCCATGTAGTCAGCGGGCGCGAAGACCGAGATGAACAGGCCTTCTGCGCCTTCAGCCACCACGTAGGCGCTGTCGTCGTCCACGAACGGCATGTTCGGCAGCTTGCCGCGGTAGCGTTCCCAGGTGATGCCACCGAAGTCGAACGCCTTGCGACGGTCACCACGGAGCGCGGACGCCGCTTCACTGGCCAGGTAGGTATCGCGGACCTTGGGGTGGGCGATGAGTTTCTTCCAGAAATTCCGGCCGCACCAACCGCGAGCGCCCGTACTGGCCAGGCCGTAGAGTTCATCTTCCTGCTGGTCCAGCACTTCCACGCAGCGCACGCTGACGTCGGTGTCATCGTTATCCAGTTCGAAGGAAATGGGCTCCGGTCGCTCCATTCCGAAGGACTGGAAAATATCGAGCAGCACGCTCTTGCCGTCGGAGTCGATCACCTGGCCCTTGATAGCACCGACACGCTGCCATTCATGGGTGGTGTCCAGTTGACGACGTGCCTTCTCCAGGCGGGCATTCACCACGTCCTGTACGCCCTGCAGTTCAGTGCGGGAACCCACGGCACGAATGCCCTGGATTTCGTCCGCCAGGACCTGGAAGGTCTGCGGCAGGTGGACGTTGTTGAACGGCACCAGGCGACGCTTGTCAGCAATCACCGCCTGCCCCCCCGCACCACGCGGCTTGGCCGCGACCAGTTGCAGCGTCATGCCGTCCTTTTCGATCTGCTGGGTAGTGGAGGCGCTGCCCTGCTCGGTGAACAGGCCGGACGCGGCGATCTGACCGGGGACCGGATGATCCTCGTTCAGAACGAGGATCAGGTTGGGGACGCTGAAAGCCTCGTCCTCGAAGATGCTGATTTCAGCCATGTTGGGCTCCTAGAAATGGCGAACCCCGCCGAGGCGGGGTTCATGATGAGGAAGTGTTGGGTTGGAGGGTCAGGGACGGATAACGATGCCCAGGGCTGCCAGGTCCGCAGCGCCGTTGTCGTCGAGGCCGGTCAGCAGGCGCTCGATCACTTCGGCATCGCGCACCACCGCGGTGGCTTTCACGTCGACCAGGGTGGCATCCACCGGGGCATAGAGGATGCCGTCAGCGGTACGTCGGCCATCATCGGTACCGTCGTCGTCGTAGGCCGTCCACTCACCCAGGCTCGCCTTCACCGCCAAGGTGAACCCGTCACCAACAACGAAGTCGGTGGCGCCGTCGGAAAGAGTGAAGGTGATGCCGCCGCCGGTGAACGACTGACCTACCTGGCCCTCGCCCACGAACTGGCCGGACGGATCGGTGAGTTCGAAGGTGCCGCCATTGGCCGCCGCTTCGGTGATGGTCAGCGAGTAGGTGCCGCTCGCGGCCGCACTGGTGACGGTCACTGCGCCGACAGTGCCATTGCCGGTGTTGCCCGCCTTGGCGGTCGGCGTCAAGGCGTTGGCCGCGGTCAGCTGGGCGATCAGCGTGCCGGCGTCGAGGCGGCCAGAGCCGGCGGTGATCACCACCACCTCGCGGCTGCGGCTGCCGTTGGCCTCCGAGAGGAGGAACTCACCGGAGTGGATGCCTTCGGTTTTGATGGTCATTGCTGCGCTCCTTTCGAGGCTTGTTGACGGCGCCGGGCGGCGTACACGTCGTTGGGGTTCAAGGTTTTGTTGGAGGTCGGCTGCTGCCGCTCATCCAGCGGGATCTTGTTGTCGATCTCCACCCGGCTGCTGAGGGCCACGACCTTGTCGTAGAGCTTCAGCCGAGCGCCGTCAGCATCCAGGCCAGCCTCGATCAGGGGCTTGGCTTCTTCCGGCAGCTTGGCGACCGCACACACAGCCTTCACCTCCTTCGCGCGCGCCAGGGCGGCTTGCACCGCCTCGCGGCTTTTCAGGCCAGAGGCCTTGATCAGGTACGGGGCGCAATCGGAAAGCCCGGCCCGGGCGCACTCATCGGCCAGTTCGGCGGCAAGCGCGGCGGCGTCGGGGCTCTGCTCCGGGACGGCGGGCGGATCTGCCGGCGGATCGGCTGCAGCGGGCTTCGCGCTCGCGAGCAGTTGCCGGGCCGACGCCGGGGTGTTGCGGTAGCGGTTGAGCACCTTGCCCAGGCTGGCATTCGCCGCCAACGGCTCTCCCGCCCCCAGGATCTCGTCGACGAAGCCCATGGTCTTGGCCTCGGCCGCCGTCATCCAGGTTTCGTCGTTGATCAGCCGGCGCAGCTCCGCATCGTCGATGGTCAGCGGCCGGTGCTGGTAGCTGGCCACGATCCCCTCGAAGGCCTTGTCCATCATCTCGGCCACCTTGCGAAGGTCATCGGCATCACCGGCGGCCAAGGTCCAGGGGTTGTGGATCATGAACAGTGAGTTGTTCGCCATCTCGACGCGGTGGGCGCCGGAGGCCGCCACGCTGCCGGCACTGAGGCAGGCACCGTCGATCCGCGCAGTGCAGCGCTCACCCAGGCCTCGCAGCGTGTTGTGGATAGCAATCCCGTCGAAGAGATCGCCGCCGAGGGTGTCGAAGCGCACCAGCACAGGCGACACCCCGTCGTCCGCTGCCTTCAGGTCGCGGATGAAGTCGCCCGAGGTCACACCCCAGAAACCGATCTCTCCGTAGATGTAGACCTCGATGGCCTTCTGGCCGCCCTCGCCTTCGTCCTCCCCGAGGGCCTTGATGCTGTACCAGTGCTCGGCCTGCAGGTCCGGCGCCCCCTGGGCCTTGTTCAGGATCCGTGGGTTGGCGGACGTGCAGACGCCCAGCGAGCCCAGCGCCACAGCGAGCGCCAGGGTCAGGTGGTGTCGCTTCTTCATGGTTGCTTGTCCCCTTCGTCATCCACCGGGTTCCCGGTGTCGGTGGTGTAGTGAAGCCCCAGGCGCTCGGCCCGGGCGTTGTCGTCCGCGTTTTCCTGGTCGATCTGCTCGGCGTCGTAGCCGGTGCGCAGCACATGCTCGCTCCGGCTCGCCAGACCGCCGCCGATCTCCAGCAGCTTGCCCTGCACGTCCTGCACCGGGTGGATGTAGGCCCAGCCCTGGGGGATCCAGCGCGTGCGTAGGTATTCGCGCCGGCGCGCGGTGTAGCCAGGCAGGGTGATCGCGCCGCTGAGGAACGCCGTGTCCAGCCAGGCCGCACGAACAGGGCGGCAGAGCTGGAAGACGTACACGCTGAACTGCACCTGCTCGATGCGGCGCCTGAACTCGTTCAGCAGGACGCGGAGCGTGCGGTCGCTGATATCGCCCATGTCCCCCGTCAGCAGTTCGTAGGGCAGGTCCACCCCGACCGCGGCAGCCATCAGTTGCTGCCGCATGAAGTCGACGTAGTTGTTGCCGGCGTCCGGCGGGGTGGAGAAGGTGACCTCCTCCCCGTCCAGCAACTCCTGCATGGTGCCGGGCTCAAGCCCCACCATCGGCACGCCGTCCCGGTCGATTTCCGGGGGCTTGCCGGTGGTAGGGTCGAGGACTGGGGGACTGTCCTGCCGAGGCCGCGTGATGAAGCCAGCGAACAGATTCGCCACCTCCTGCCGGAACAGCACTGCGTCGTCGTAGTTGTCCAACGACTTCAGCCGGAGCAGAACCGGTGCCAGGCGCGGAACACCACGCAACTGGCCACCTTCCAGCGGCTCGAAGATGTGCAGCACCTGGTCGGCCGGGATGCGGTTCAGCTGGTTGTAGCCGCGCCGCGAGGCAGTGGGATCTCCAGGGTGGCTCTGCCACATCCAATACGCTACGCGGCGGCCGATGGCATCGAACTCAATGCCAGCCCGCACCACGTTGCCGGCGCGGGTGGTGAAGTTGCGGTCAACCGGCACGAACTCCGGGGGCAGGATCTGCAGCTGCAGAGGCACCGCCAGGTCATCGGCAGCCCGGCGGTTGCGGAGCCGCACGAAGCATTCCCCAGCCTCTTCGACCATACGCGCCACAATCATCTGCTGGCCGTAGAAGTCCGTCAGGGCGTCGGCGTCCGATTCATCCACCCAGTCCTCCCACAGCAGATTTAGCTGTGCTCGCAGGGCTGGGTCCTGCAGCCGCGCGCGCGGCGTGATGCCGGTCCCGATCAGGTTGCTGACGCGCTTGCTGATCGCGCTGGACGCGTAGGGATCGTTCCTGACTGCCGCACGCGAGCGATTGCGCAGCGTGGGCAAGGACGGAATCGCTACGGCGTTCAGCCCCGACTCCGGCGCATCCCACCCAGCTGCGCGGCGCCCAGTGCCGGCGCCCTCGTAGCTGTTGCGGATGCGTTTGGAGGTAACGCGGTATCGGGTAGCCATCAGATGCCCTTGCCCCCGCTGTAGAGCCGGATTTGCCGCGGACGGGTGCTGGAGGCGGCTGCCTCGCGGCTCGCGTCTTCGGCGTACTGCGCCTCCAGCACCCGCAGGCTGGCCAACTGGGCGCGGTCAACCTGGCGGTCACCTTTGCGCACCGACTGGCCCTTATTGAGGATGTCCCTGATCGCCGCCCGGACCTCGTCCAGGCGCTGCTGTGCAGTGCTCATGTTGACCTCGATCTATCGGCGGCTCAGGTACCCGCTGCGCGAGGTACGCCGGCCTGATGGCTGGGGTTGTGGTGCAGCAGGAACCGCTGCGGGCTTCGGCCGAGCTGGGGCGGCCCGTACTTCCTCATCGGCCGGCTCGTCCACTGCGCTCGGGGCCAGAGGTGCGCGCTCGGCGAACAAACTGCCCTGGCCTACCGCCGCGCGCAGTGCCGCCCATTGAGGTTCGTGATACCGGTGCAACCCCAGGAAGTGCGCGGCGGCGAGGTTGTACACCAGCAGGTCGAGGCCCTCGTTGCGCTCCGACTTGGCCTTCACCCACTCCTCACGCTTGAAGCCCTTCACGTACCGGATGACCTTGCGTTCGGCGACCATCTGGTCGAAGAAGTCCGGCGGCAGGTCCGCAGAGCAGTGCAAGGCACCAGGCCCGGATTCGAACTGGTAGCGGTTGTAGATCCAGTCCTTGGCCGTGTCGGTGCCGATCATCCAGAGTTCGGCGCCCTGCTTTTCAGTGGTCCCACGCCAGGTGACGTCGACCTTGGAGGGACGCTGCGCCAGGACAGGGCGGCCGCGCTGGCTCGCCCCCTTCACTGCCAGTACGTTCCGCCAGCGCCGCAGGCGGGTGAACTGGTAGACCTCGTCGGCGTGGTGGCCGCCGGAGTCGATGCAGACGGCGCAGATCGACAGGTCCACCCCGCTGACGTGCCGATAGCGTTCCTTCAGCTTCTCATCGAGAAGGTCCCAGGTACGTTGCTCCGCGGGATCACCCGCGATGACCTGGAAGTCGACGGTCCAGCGCTCCATCCCCTCGCCCCAGCCAAGCACCAGCAGCTCCAGGCGGTTGTGCTGGGTATCGACCGCAGCCGTCAGAATCAACGCCCCCGCCGGAACCTGGCCCAGGCGATGACCTTCGGCCTCGGCGCGCTGACGCAGCTCGTCGGCCTTGGTCATCAGCTCGGCGCTATCCCAGACCTGGGCCAGGCGGGTGTTGTAGAACACCTGCATGGAGCCTGGATCACCCTTCTCCTGCAGCTTCTTCGCCTCATCGTATTCCTTGGCCATGTCCGTCCAGCTCAACCAGCCTGGCGGGGCGTACAGGGCATTGAGGGTGAAGCTGACGGTCTCGCCATCACCGACGGCATGGGCTCGCCACTCTCCATTGGCCAGCATCCACGACTTGTGGTGTTCGTCGATCAGCGCACAGCCAGGCGTGCAGCACTGGTACTGCACGAAGCGATAGTCGTCGGTGTACTTCAGCCCCTCCCACTCCAGCACCTGCATCGTCTTGCAGTGCGGGCACGGCACGTAGTAGTGCCGCTGGTCGCCCTGCTCGAAGAGATCGCAGATCCGCGAGACGCCCTTCACCGTGGGCGAGCTGGAGTAGTAGAACTTGGCTCTGCGCCCGAACGTGCTACCACGCGCCTCGGCCAGCTTGACCGGATCGCCCTCGTTGTCGATGTCCAGTTCCCAGCGGTCGACCTCGTCGCCGTAGATGTAGCGCGCCGCCAGCTCCGCCAGGTTCGATGCCGATCCCGCGGTCACGCAGTACAGCGCGCCTCCCTCGAACTCCTTGGTGTCGATGGTGTTTCGGGCGTCGCGCGAGCGCGATCTGGCGACACGCTCCGTCAGTACCGGAACCGCCTTGATGGTCTTGTCGATCCGCCCGGAAACCCGCTTGCTCAACTTCTCGCTGGGCAGCAGCGCCAGGATGTTGGCCGGCGCACGATGGATGCAGCCGCCGAACCAGTTGAGCGCCACCTGGGTTTTCATCAGCTGCGATGCGATCATGGTGACGATCCGCTTCGCCGGGTGAGGTGGCGACAGACAGCGCTGGACCTCCCGTGCGTAGGGCGTGCGGTCGGTGCGGTACTTCCCGGGTTCGGCGGCGCCGGTGTCCGGCGGGATCATCTGGAACTCGTCGGCCCATTCGTCGATCCACAGCTCAGGATCGGGCTTCAGCCCCCTGCGGTACGCCGCCAGGTACGCGGCGGCACCGTCGGCATACGGTTGTTCCATGGCTCAGTTCAGCTCCTAGCCGCCCTGCTCGATGTCTAGTTCGAGCTGCAGGCAGCGGTCGGCATCTTCCAGGGCTTGGCGCAACGCCTGAGTCAGGCGGCGCTCGATCTCCCACACATCGGTCAAGGTGACCAGTTCGCCGGCGAGCTTCGGGGGGATGCCCATCAGCAGGTCGCGCAGCGCCCGCGCAGCGGTGAACGCCGCGGAGTCGACCAGGGCGCGCTCCACCAGCTCGCCGCGGCTCTTCCGGTGTTCGTCCTCTGCCAACAGGGCGAGGGCGTATTCGCGGCGGGCGCGGGCCTTCTGGTAGTCGGGAGTAGTACCGGGCCCAGCTGGCGGCGCCGCAGTGGCCGGGCTGGGGGGCGCCTCCGCGGTGATGTGGGCATAAACGCCCTTCTCCACCCGTTCCTGGTGATGCCGCTCGGCAACGCCGGCCTTGCTGGGGTCTGCGCTCGCCGCCAGCAGTTGGTCGGTGGCCTCTGCATCCACCGACTTGCCGTCGGCGGCCATGACTAGGCGGCCCTGCCTGCCCAGCTTCGAAACGTAGGGGCGCGACCAGCCGCGGCTGTCCGCGTATTCAGCCTTGGTCATCACCGCCATGGGGGCACCTGTTAACCGCAATGAACTCAAGGGGTTAACTGGTTAACCCCTGTTAACTAACTTCCGGGCCCAGCCACTAGTGCGAAAACGGGGTTCGAATCACCCTTACCACCCCCGCTGCCCTAGGGGCCCCCTGGTAGTTCGTGTGGCACGCCACCGCCCCGCCTAGAGCCCTCGCGCTGGATCGAGCCCTAAAACTTATAAAAGTTAGGGCTCAGCCCGCGCCGCCCCTGCCTTGCAGGGCCTTGGCCAGCGCCTTCTCGATGTTCGCCTCCAGCCGTGCGTCGTCCTCGGCGATGCGCCGCACGACGTCGAAGAAGCGGAAGCGCTCGCGGTACTGGGGCTGACGCACGAACGCGAGCACCATGACCAGGCTCTTGTCGCGGCGTTCACCGATGCCGATTGGCACCCTGCCGCGTCTCATGACGAAGTAGGCCTTGCCGTGGCCCTTGGCCAGAGATCGGGCACTCTGCGTGGCGTTGCCACTGAAGCCCGCCACATACTCCAGCGCGCCCAGGCCGGACAGGATCTGGATCATCTGGCCGCGGCTCATGTTGCCGTACTGGTCCAAGCGGGCGCCCTCGGCCGGGACAATGAACATTCCCCTGGGCAGGATGCCCTTGGCTCGCAGGTTCCGCTCCGACGCCTTGTCCACGCGCGGCCCGCCGAACACCTGCGGCGCCACCCAATCCTCCGGCGCCTGGCCCTTGGAGTTGTTGTCCTTGTCGTCCTTCACCCACAGTTCCGCCTCCAGGCGGTTCGCCGTGGCGTTCAGGATGCGCACGGCGTTGCGGGTGAACGAGGTAGGCCGGTCGAAGACATCGTCGATGGTCTCGACCAGCGCCTGCCGAGCCTGGTTCGCCGTGTGGTTCAGGGCGTCGGCCAGCGCCTTGCTGGGCAGGTCGCCGCCGAGCGCAGCCAGGGAAGCGACCGCGTCGTCCAGGTCCTGGGCGTTGATGCCGCCGCGCATGACTACTGCGCCCGCCAGACCTGGGCCATGTTGCCCCGGGCCTTGAGTACGGCGAAGGTGAACACGCCGAGCAGGATCACCAGCGGCCAGCTCATCGCCGGCATGATCAGCAGCCCCTTGATGATGAACAGCACCACCGAGCCGGAGCAGCCCATCACGGCCCAGGCCATCCACGAGATGCTGCGCCGGTAGCGCGCATCGCCACGCTGGAAGGTGAACAGCCGCAGGAACAACACGACGCAGAGCCAGAACGTGGCCTGCGTCAGCATCAGTTGCACCAGGTGGTTACCCATCCTGACCTCCTCGCGTCACCGCGCCGGGGCCGGACTTCCCGCGCTGGATCAACCAGAGCGAGAGCGTCACCACCAGCAGGGCGGCGACGAAGGCGGCGATCCCGGTGTACTGGAAGGGGCGGTAACCGTAGACCTCGACCTCACGGATACCAGGGGCGATCACGTAGCCCATCACGAACGACGCGACCAGGAACAGCAGACGCTGCCAGGTCGGGAATTCCTGGGTGGTGGTCGAGTAGATCAACGCACCGAACAGCGCCCCGACCGCGGCCCACACATCGACGCCGGCCAGGTATCCAGCAAAGCCGACGCCCGCGGCGCCGGCGACTACAGCAGCGGTCGTGCTCGCAGGCTCTCCCATCGCTCAACTCCATGCCGAGGGCTGAAAAGGGAAAGCCCCTCCGGGGAGGGGCTTTCAGGTTTCCCGGGTGAGGGCGTCGCCCGGGTGGTCTGCACAGCACGTGCATCGGTTGGTACGGGCCCTCTGTGCGGACCTCGTACATCGTGGCGACTTTGTACCCCCCGACCGGAAAAACCGAAAGAGCCGTTTTATCGTTTATTCCGACGGGGGCTGACGGGGGCTCGCCGGGGCTGACGGGGGAGATACGTCCGACGAACGGTAGTGTCCCGCCAGGCCCTTGGCGGCCAGTTTCGCCCGGCGCGCAGCGAACCTCCGCTGCTTCTCCAACTGACTCGGCAGGCGCCGGACGGCCTCCAGGGTGCCCGCGTGCCGGCGGCGCAGTTCGGCCAGGACCAGTTCGTGCAGCCGGTGCACGTGGTTGCGGTAGGTCCGGTCGGCGCCGGCGGCCATGTCCAGGGCCGCCATCTGCTCGGCCACCGTGCGCCCGCCGAGGTAGCGCAGGCGAGCGAGGCGCGCCAGGTGCTTGCCCTGCTCGCCCTGCCGTTCGACGGCATCGACGCAGGCCTGCACCTCGCGGGCCCGGTGATCCATGCTGTACCCGCCCGCCGGAGCACGAGTCCCTGGCTCACCGCGCGGTGGCGCCCCCCGCCATTCGATGAACCCCGCCAGGGTGCTGGAGATGGAGCCCGCCGGCATGCAGCAGCACCGGCCGATCTGCTCGCCCCAGTGACGCATCAGCACTTCGATTTCCTCGATCATCGCCCCACTCCCCCGCTCAAAACCTCAACCCAACACAGAATCGCCATACCCAACACACACCCAACACACTTAAACATCAATAAAATCAATGCATTAAATGCATGTGTGTTGGGTGTGTTGGGTTGGTAAGGTTTTTCCAGCCCTCGCGTAAGAAAAAAAGCAGTGCTCGCCACCAAGGCCTTGATGCATTTTTTTATCCGCACGCACGCGCCCGCGCGCGTAAACCCAACACACCCAACACACTCGCCCGGAGCCCGCGAATTACGCGGCCTCGCACTGTGTTGGGTTCGCAAAACAACCCAACACACACCCAACACACCCAACACACTTTCGGGCGCACTCATGCTGCAATCCCCTTCACGTGGTCCCAGTTGTCCACGTTCCAGCCCGCGAGCTTCGCCCGCGCACGCCACTCGCCCACGTGCTTGCCCAGCGCGGCCGAGGAAGGGGATGGGGGCAGGAAGGCCTCCGGGTCCTTGGGGAAGAAGAAGGCCGCGAACCGCCGGCTGTTGCCGTCCGTCCAGGGAATCGCCCTGGTCTTCTCGATGCCAGCCGTGCTGATGAACAGGCTGAACTTCGTCTGGCTCATCGAGTGCTCCTTGTTCCGGTGGCACCACTCCAGGAACAGCGAGTAGAGGTCGCTGCTCAGGCAAGCTCCCCACAAGCCCTGCCCGAGTTCGCCGGCGCGCCAGAAGTGCACGAACGTCTGCCAGGTGGACCTGCTCAAGGCCACCAGACGCTCGCGTGCCGGCGTGCTCGGCGGCTTGGTCTGCTGGTCGAAGTCACCCAGGTCCTGGGCCAGCAGCCAGGCGTAGAGCGCCTCGACGCCGCCGTTGGCCAGCTCGTGCTTGATCGCCTTCTGCCTGGCCTCGGGGAGCTTCTCTTCGGGCCACATGACCAGGTGGCGCCGGTCGTCCTCGCCGATGGGCCAGGGCATGATTTCGTTGGAGAGGAACACGGCGTTCATGTGGCTGGCTTCCTCCCAGCCGTTCACGAATTTGCTCTCGATGCGCACGGTCTGGCCGGTGATCAACTGCTTGATCTTGCCGACCTGGTTGTAGCGCTGGTCCCGGCTGACCACTTCCTCGAACACCGCCCATAGCTTGCCGCTCTGCCAGGCGTTGAAGTTCCCTTCCAGCTGCGTCTGGCCGACCGTCGCCGCGTACTGCCCGTACAACCGGCCCATCACCACCGAGAACAGCAAGCTCTTGCCCGAACCCTCCATCGTCGAGTGCATCAGCACCGCGGTGTCCATCTTGGCCCCGGTGTGCTGTAGCGGGTAGGCGAGCCAGCGCACCAGCCACTGCATGGATTCCTCGGCGTGGTTGCACAGGAAGGAAATCAACCAGCGCAGGTTCTCGCAGGCCGCGTCGTCGCGCTTGGGCTCCAGCGGCAACCCCTCGAACGTGTTGATGCAGACCTTGGTGTCGCAGGTCATCGTCGGATCGAAGACGATGTTGGCCACGTCCACCACGCGCCGCTCCGGGCTGTTCAGCCAGAGCGAGTAGGCATCGCCCAGGGCCATCTTCACCGCGCCCTCGGGCACGCGCCGTTTCTTCGCCAGGTCCCACACGTCCTTGGTGCCGTCGATATACACGTAGCGCACCAGGGGCGGCATGCTCATCGGCCCGACGGCCTTGCCGGCCATGGACCGGGCCCGCTCGATCTCCTTGACCTGCTCTTCGCTGATCCGCTTTTTCTTCTTCTCGTCGGTGACCTCCGACCACTCCTTGAACAGCTTCTGGCCGACCAGGGCGACGAAGGCCGTCTTCTTCATCTTCATCGCCTTGTCGATGTCCCACACGTGCGTGGTCCCCTCGACCAGGGCGTAGCGCCTCAGCGCCTTGGCCAAAGTCAGGCCCTCCCCCGCCCCCCCGTCTGCGGAGGAGCCGCCGGCCGGCACGGCGTCTTCGACGGATGGGGCGCGGGGAAGCTCATCGGACGGGCCGTGCTGCGGATCATCGCCATTGAGCATCTGGTCGAACTGTTCCAGCGCCTCGCGAACAGTGGGCGCCCTGGGCTCACGCTCGATGCCCAGCATGCGCGCCGCGGCCTTGACCGCCTCGCGGTCGTTGCCGTTGTGGTCGAGGATGCAGAACACGTCGAACGCGTCGTTCTGGTGCCCGTTGGCCAGCGGATCGGAGCCATGGTGCGAGTAAACCTTGCCCTCGCTGATGGTCACGCCCGGCAACCCGGTGCTGCTGTGCGGGCAGAGCCACTTCGTTCCGCGCTGGATGTAGCCGTGCGCGGCCAGCAGCGACTCCACGTCGTGCGCCTGGTTGAACGCGTCGATCACCGAGCGCGAGCTGCCGGCCGGCGCCGCCGGCCTGGGCTTCGGCTTCGCGGGCTTCTTCGGCGCCGCCTTGGGCGCCCATGGGCAGGCCGCCTCGGCATCGCGCTTGAAGATGTCCCAGTTCTGCCAGATGTTCAGCAGGTCGTTCGGCAGCACCGGCAGCCCGTCGTCCGTGGGCGGCTTCCTCCAGGTGTACGGCTGGCCAGTACCCGGGTGGATCGACGGCGGCAGCACGTCCTGGACCAGGCCGGCGCGCAGCTCGAACACGGTGAAGCGCTTCAGGCTGTCAGCCTGGGCCTGCATCTTCTCCAACTGCTCCTTGTCGCCCCGCTCCTTGGCCGCCAGGATCGCCGCCTGCGTGAGCTTCAGCTTGCTGCCGTCCGGGTCGTTCTCGTTCGGCCAGCTCAGCGAGTGGCGGCTCAGCTCGACACCCTCGGGCACGCGGAACATCACGCGGAAGCGCGCCGGGTTGCCCACCACGGTCGGGTAGGCCACCGGCAGCGCGTCGAGGTCGAGCCC